GATAGGAAATATACGATAGAGCTTTGGCATTTGTGTATTTCTTTTTCGAGTTCGTTCACTATTGACCCTTACTTTTCATACCGTTTTCGAGCATGGCTACGAGGCCAGCACTTCCAACCGCTGTATTGGTTGAATTATTAGTTATGTTCTTAGAGGGACCTTTGCGAGCAGATAGAATTTTCGCCTGAGATTCCAGGACTTTGACGACGGTTTGGCTGATGCTGGATCGGGTGTCGATTGCTTGGAGAAGTCTTTGTAGAGTTCCGCCGTGGACGACTTTGTCCTGACTTTGAATCAGGTCTTTGATCATTTGAATGGCGGCTGTTGCTTCTTCGCGATCTTCAGCACAGTTAGTGAGCACAAGATTTGTTATTGCTTGTGCTTTTTCGATGACGTAGTCTTCGAATTCGTCACGGTCGTCTTCTTCAATTTGGTCGTCGGTTTCCTGGATAATCCTCTGCGTAACTTTTTGGCTAGAGGATTCTTGCTCCATTAACTCTCTGACTTGTGGCGGGTCTGCGAGTGTGCCATCAAGCTCACTCAGCATCGCCTCCATCTCTTCCATCGGGTTCGTTATCTGCGGACTCGTTGGCTGCGAATTGTCGCTGGGAGTCGGTTGATTTGTCGTGTCCATGTTCACCTCTACCATGTTCCTGAGTGTGGCCCGATCGTTTACGCTTGGGGTTCACTCTTCCAGAAGGTCGAATGTTACCAAGTTTCTGATGACCACCTGGAGTTATATGCCCCTTGGTAGGGTTCTTCCTAATCCGGCGTTGAATTCTATCACGCACGGAGCTTGCAACATCCTCTAATAGAAGATTAACATCCTCAAGGGTAGCACTACCTTCTGCAATTTTGATAAAGGTAGGATCTATGTCCGGGTTAAGCCCGTTCCGCTGACAGGCTTCAATGTAATCCCTGGGCGTTATTTGGATGTTTTTTTCTTCGAGGATTTCTTGGACTTTTTCGAACGCCGGGGCTTGGCCGGTGCAGACTGCGAGGACCCAGTCGGATTTGTTCGTTTTAGCCATCTATCTCGTTCCTTGGGATCAACAAATGAACTGACAGGATCTCCCCACTTATGAGGAAAGAAAGCACCGTCAGTAATATGATTTAACTGCATCGCAATTCTCGTGCATCGAAATTCTCAGCATGCAATTCCATCATTACACGTAGGACGACCAATGCATGGTCAACACTTTTACGTTCGACTCCAGATATAGTACATAATTTCTTCTTGAAATTCTTATCAGGGTCCGACTCGCTCGAAAGCTCAATCAAAGCATCAACCACATCACAATAATCAGGATTAAACCACATCTCCCGCTTAGCCTGCAGCAAAGCACTAGTATACTGCTCATTGTTGCCATTTGAGTGCTTACGCGAGATAAACTCAGTGTAATTATCACCATTGCGTACGTCCCGAGTGTCCTTCTTCACATACGCTAGGATAACCGTGCGAGCCACCTGCGACCACATGTTAAAGACCTTAGACATGCCCCTATAAAGAACATGATAAGTCCCACCATACAACCCTTGGGAAGGCTCGATATACCCGTCATTCTTTAAGACCTGTCCACAATGTGGACACTTGGGGTACATCTGCACCAATCGATCCGGATTGATTATCCCGAACTCGAAAGCAGCCGGATCATAAAGAACCGAGGCATTGGGGCGATCATACGAGAAGCAACCGCGACAATGAGCACGGGCTCTGTATTTGTAGAGGGTGCGTTCGATTTGCATGTACGCGACATGCACAAGCTCGTTCAACGCACTGGGATCATGACCTCGGTAGATGTTGTAGAGGCCCTGTTTGCGAATGAGTTGAATAATCAGCTCATTGGCGTGCTCCATGATGGAGTTTCGGTAGATTACACTAGTGGTCCCGGTCCAGATATACCGGGTCAGTTTCCATTCAACGATTTCATTGATGAAATAGTGTTTTTTCTTCAATTCTTCTCTGTCCGGCTTTAGGCTTGGCCGGAGGTCGGAAGTTGCGTTTGATGAGAGTAGGACCATCTATTGTATCATGTCCAAAATTGACCGCAGAATCGTATTCTGCATCGACGATGGTTTTGAGTCTGGCTTTGCCATGCTCGTACAGGTAATGATTGCATCGGAACAGCACGTCGTACACGTAGCTGAATCCTCTATTATTTACCCTTAGAGCACGTCCAATCTTCTGCAGGAAATCGGATCTCAATTTCCCGCCAGCAGCCATTATCAGGTTATCGACGCCACCCTTGACGTCAAGACCTCTATTAACTATTTTCCCTCCAATTAGAACATCGAGGTCCCCAGCAGCAAAACGATCAATAAATTCAGTCCTCTCCCGCTTTGGCGTCTTACCATAAATGAACCCTGCAGTCATACCTCTCGCACGAGCCGACTCAAGCAAATTCTCACCCAACGGAATTCTATCCACAAGGATCATATTCTTCTCACCAGCATGGAATTGCACAATAGCAAGAATTAGATCATGGAATCTCTGATTCTCAACCATGAACAGATTCGTCGCTTCATCCAAAGCAATCTTATTATGAAGATCGAATTGGGGGTCTTCATAAACCATCATTCGATACTTCAACGGAATGATCCGGCCCCGAGCCTCGATTTCTTTACGTTGCATTTCGAAAATAATGTAGCCGAAATTCTCTTCGACATTCAAATTCGAAATCGGCTTTTCATCATCAAACGGGGTAGCCGAGAACCCATATCGACGTCGACCATTAAAAAGCTTACGAATTACTTGCTTATAAGTCGAAGAGTTGCTGTGATCACATTCATCAACAATTATCATCTCCGCATTCTTCACATACTCCATCAACATCTTATAATTGCGTTTCCGCGTCTCATAAGCCAAAAGCGATGATTCCCAACGCTTATGAGCCTGCTTGAATGTCTTTTCGTTCTTATACGAGCCCTCTTCTGGCTCGTCCTTGGGCGGTTTGGGCGGGTTGAGGCTTTGGATAGATCCGATGACGATCTGCTCTCCGTTAGGCTTTTCGCCAGCGAAAAACATACCGATCTCACTAGCCACTTCACGCAATTTCAGTCTATCGCTAAGTTGAGAAACCACAACGGTCATATCAGCAAGAATCAGAGTAGGACAATTAATTGCCTTACACATCCCGGCTATGATCTCTGTTTTACCGGCCCCGGTGGTGAGTTTGAATATGCCGCACTCACACTTGATACCCTTCTTGATTGCGGCTATTTGGTAGTCTTCGAGAGTGATGCCGGGCAAGAAATCCTTATCGACAAGCTTTTCGTCGATGTAGGTGTATTTCCATTTTGGGCGTTGATCTTCAACATGAAATGGGAGATCATGTTTCCGGCATTGGAAAGCCAGACGCCCTAAGAATGTTCTGACTACCCGTTTATTGATACGATCGAATTTTCGATATTTTCCCTGCCAGCTACGAGCCGTGCTTGTGGTTCTATAAGCATTCGGATCTTCGAATGTAAACGCTTCCCATAAAATCTGGGATTCGGCATCCGAAATTGTGTCGAGATAGACGTGTTTATTATCTCTCAGTACAGCTCTCATCCATCATACCTCAGTGTAAGATCAACGTGTTTTTAATACGTTCGAGAATCCTAATACGACAAGACCCCTGATAGAATAAATTTTATTCTACAGGGGTCTGTCTGCTCAATTATCAAAAACGGTGTGTCAGTTCAACACGCATTTGTCAGAATCACAATATTTCTCACCAACGGCTTCTTCAACCAACTGAGACATATCAATCTCTTTCAAACCAGCAAGATAATCCCTCACTTCTTCACGATCAGCAGCTTCATAAGGAGCTTGTACGTACCCATGGTTCGTCTTCGGCAGGAAACTCACTGCCTTGATTCGATCCTCGTAATGAGACAGAATCGTGGGAATGTCTTTGGCTTCATCCGGATCGAACTTGATCGTCACGCTAACGGCATTGTCAGCCCAGTAGTATTGCATTGAAGCAACATTGTCCATCTGTTCCCAGATCGAAACATCGGCTACTGGACGGACGCCCTCATCTTCGACACCGAACTTGACAACGATAGTATTGTCCGGATCAGTAACAGAAGGCTCAATGTGATAACCCGCTTCTGCAAGGATACCAACCAGCGAGTGATTCTTATTAATACGCATTCGACGCCAGTATGACCGGGCCTCAGGAAAGTGAACACCAGGAGCCACACCAGCCAGTAGGCTGACTGTGCCAGACGGCTTGACACTGGTGACTTTGACTGATTCTCGACAGGTGAGCCATTCACTGTAAATGTTATCCCATCTTCGGATTTCGCTGTAGGCAGCATCGCAGAAATTCTGCAGGTATCTACGTCGCCCGAACTTCTCCATCGCCTGGACAATACCTGATTGGCTCAAGCCAATCCGGCGATTACGAAGCATAACGCGGTTGGTGCGGTTATTGTGAGTCGGCAAGAGCGTGACCGTTTTGCCGTACAAGTAAGCGTACTTGATGGTCCGCATGTAATCGTCTTCATTGTCATGCTTCGACGGGAAAGTCTCGACAAGATTACACAATTCGTACGATTCGAGGGTCTGTTCTACGCATTGTCCAACTTGATAACCATTAACAACAACTTGATTGGTTTCTGGTTCAGTCAAGCAGTAAACTGGTTGCCAACCAATTGATTCGATCGATTCGATGTTAACATATCTACCAGTATTAGAATTATTTGAACCACGATGACTTTGTAACCATTGAACGGCTTTTGCAGATTTCCAATCTTGAATAAATCCGATATCATCTAAGAATTTAGAAGTTTGTTTTATACCAGAAACAATTAACTCCCAACCTGGCTTACAATTATATTCTTTAAGACCACCTTTACCATCATTCATTTTCAATTTGCGTTCATTGTGTCGAAACTGAACAGTGGACGCAATACCAAGTTGATTGAGCAAAAGACGACATTCACGCAACAAAGAATCATTTACTTGCCAAATTCTAATAGAAATAGAATTCTTAGTTAAATTGACATAGCCATCTGCAGAAGCTAAACCACGAAGGAATGCACAAAGTGTGGCTTTCGTGCCGTTTAAAACGCTAAAGGGCACTTGGTGTTTATTTCCACAGATAACACCATCTTCGGCTAAAAGACGACCTAAAACATTTGAACCAATTCTAGTCTCTTGATGATCAAATGAAGAACCCGAAAAATCTCTTTCCCAACCGGCATACTCTGGCTGAACATTTTTAGATTTACTATGAGTTTCAAACAATTGTAACATCAATCCACGCAAACGTGGCAAAACATCAACAGAATCTTCATCATAAACAGTACATTCTGCTCTTGTTTGGCCAGATGATCGTGGGCTTAAAGACCCATCGCCAATACACCATCCAGAAAGCTCAGAATAAACAGGATCATGAAATGTGCCGAAATGAACTTGCTGATTTAAAGGTATCAATTGACCAATTTGCAAATTGGCCAATTTGCATCGCTGCTCATCAAAAAACGTTTTCTTTTTCCCGCCACCAATTCTACGCACAGTACGATTAAGAACTATAAATTCATGAGTTTCTGTGGCATCAATCCATGAACCATCATTGAATTTAACTCTAAAAACTTCTTGGTTGTCACCAGTTTTATAAATTTTAGTGGCTTTAGAAATTCCATTGTTATTAATAATAGATTGGCTACCATATTTATCTAGCATGTCGGCATCAAAACCATCAAACAACAATGCTCCTTGTTCTTTCCACAAATTCTCAATGTTTTTGTAACCAGAATCTGTAAACAAATTTCCAGAACCAGCAAAGCATGGGTTGCTCCCCATCACACGACCATCAATCCCAGGCTGAAAACCGTCTTTCATGCGGCCATAATCCCGCATGTTATCAAGCCAGATGTAACCGGGTTCGCCGTTAGCAGCTGTTTGCTGGCCAACGTCAGTGTAGTCCATGCCGATTTCGCTGAACACTGAATTGTTTGAAGCCCAGCGACGATCGTTGCAAGCGTTCCAGACGTCAATTGCTCTATCGAGCTTATCGCTCTGGATATCGCATCCAGTGAAGTCTTCAACGGTCGCTGAGTAACGGTTTTTGCCATAAAGGTCGCCAGTGACCTTGTAGAATTTCTCGGTTTCTTCGCCGCTCAGATCTCGAACGGGGTTCTTCATCGAGCGATATTCAATATCGCCAGGGAAACCAAATGCGATCTCAGCACTTCGTCGGACGTTACCCGCGACGACGCATTTGCCGACCATGTTCATCAGATCGGTAATATCAACGCTGTTCATGCGTCGACCGACCATTTTGCCGAAGAAATCATCGACACGGAACAATAGTTTTTCGAGTTCACCGGGGCCTGATGCTTCGCCGCCGAATCCTTTAATAGGTGTTCCGTTGGGTCGGATTTCACTGAAGTCGTAGGTGAATCTGCCGTACTCGGGATGTAGTGTGTAGGAGTGCACCAGATCGATGAATGCCAAGACCCATCCTTCTCGGCTGTCGTCGATGATGTATTTGGTTCGTCTGTCGACGGGTTTGCGAACCATTACTACGTCGGCTCCCTTTGTGTCAAATCCGATGCCGACGCCCAACATGAGCATGTCCATTGCGAAAGCAAAGGGTTGGGCCGGGTCTTCGTGGAAGTCTTGGTTCGTGCTGACGAATCCGCAGTTACCAGTAAGAATATTACCAGCCAATGTGAAACAATAAGTTTCAGGAACTTGAGGACAAAAGACTTCTTCTGTTCTACAAGTGGATTCCACAGAATCGACATACCATGACTGATATGTGGAGATCTTCTTCCGACTTGCACTAATTCGAATTTCGAATCTTTCACGATGATCATCGATCAAGAAAAATTCTGGATTAAGGTACTCGGCCATCAAAGTAAGACGATATCCAATAAATTTCTTAACTTGTCCATCTTTTTTGATTGTCTGCAGACCTTGTGAGATCTCGAACGTCCCAATTCCAAGAATAGCACAAACAGATTGAACAAGTTCCAAATTTTGCCGTTCAGATGATGCAATTCTGACAGTCCCCTTGTCGGTGACGTCTCCATCAGCTGCAAAATATCCGCACAAGAAACCGTAAAGGTAAGTCAACGATTCGTTTAAATCTGGAGCCCTTCTAAAAGCTCTCGGGAGATCAGCAACACGTATCGCACCGTGTTCACCCCTTTCTGGGGCTTCAGTGCGATGGGACGCAAGGAAAAACCTTTCTAGCTGTGCGTCTTTGGGTTTGCATAAATACAAATATGTTCCATGACTTTCATTATCCGATCCGGTTGTGCCATCGCCGAAACAGACACCATGAGCGATACCAAACGCACTTGGTCGTAAATTGGAATTATTAATTCCTTGACCAAAATTCATTGACAACCGAAGACCATCTTTCAACTCTTCAGTGGTACATTCACGAGTACAAGTATTATTCGAATCATCGGCAGCACCAACTGTGGCGAATTTTCGTGATTTAGAATGAACAAACCAACGGTGATCTGGAGTGGCATGAATAACTTTACGCCATCGACCACGACGGAGCACAACTTTAGTAAGTTGTTGTTCTCCAAAGCTTTTGATTTTCGCATCGACCCATTTGCCACCAGAAGTCAAAATCTTTTGTGTGGTGTTGACGCAATCGCCAAGCTTTTTGATCCCTTCTCTTGTGATAAATTCTGTCTCGTGTGCGAAACAATTATTTAATCCTGCTCCGCCTGCTCGCCACATGAATGGTGTGCCCATGACCCAAAGGCCGCGTCCGGGCGGGACGAATTTGAAGTCCCAGATGCGTTGGAACATTTCTTGTGCTGAGTCTTGTGCTCGCATCCTGTCCCATGGGAGGTTGAATCGGTGGCAGTGTCGGCGTTGGATTTCGAATGTTCCGTCGACGACTCGATTGATTGTTTCCCAGAAGTGTTCTTTGCCGCCGTTTTCTTTCAGCCTTGAATAGGTGCGATAATAGGTGACTTCGCCTAGTCCGTTGTATCCAAATTCAGGGTCTCGTCCCTTGAATCCGTTGAGGAATGAGTCGTTGAGGCCGAATTCCTCGTCTGGCCCCGCTGTGAATCCGTAGCTGTCTACTACGTTCCTTACTATGCGGGTTGAATTGTGTACTGTGTCGTTACTGTGAAAATTGGGATCTGACAAAAGACCGGACATAAAACTACTCTCCGAGGATCTGCTTAATTGAGGAAGATTGTGCTTTGAACTTGTAGTGCGTCATGTAATGCAACGCGGCATTGCTGGCACAGAACTTGCGTTCGTCGGGATGGTGGTGAGCAATGACATTAAGAGCTTCGCGGCATACTGAAGAGAACGCAATGTAGGCTTTGCTCAGTTGCCCTTGTTGAAAATACACTATGATATTTGGGAGAGCACCTGCTTTATACCTTCGAAGCAAATGAGTCAACTGACTCTGTGCGTCGGTGCCACATGTTGCCTTGAACCATTCGTGTACTTGATGGAATTCAACTTGTAGCTCATCAATGCTCGTCTGTTGCCGTTGAAGTTCGTCATAACAGAAGTCTAGCATGTCAGCTTTGACGACATTCTGGAGACTTTGCTGCCTGGGCGGCAATCGGCTAATTCGATGGGCTGCGATACGTATGTATGCGTCGATCTCGTCAGAAGTGAAGTCCCATTCAACGAACTTCTTGGTCAGTTTTTGTACGTGTTTCCAGATGTAGCTAAGTTTTAAAGGCGTGCCTTTCGCTGGACGCAGTGGCAATCCAACATTGGTAAAGTGTCTTTGACAGATTTCATAAACTTCATCCGAATTCAAAGAAAGAGTCTCTAACATGTCAGATAATGCGTCCCAAGAGCCGATTGACGAAAATTTCGCTTCTAAGATAGAACAACACGAAGCGAATCAACCAGAAAACACCTTTGATGAGCGAATGGTCGAACTAATGACCACGATCAAGGAGAACGTTCCGGGCGAATGCGATGCTGTTATCATCATCAAACCCCACGATGGCGATACCCCCATTGTATTCACACAGGGACACCCCTATGATACTGCAGCATTGGGGGCTCAATTCACTCGGCAGATGAAACAACAACTACTAGCCGAACTCGATACTGAGCGTTAAGAAGATAGAGGTTCCGAAATAAGAAGATCAATTGATTTCTTGGTCTTCTTATTCACTTGCGGATACGCCGCGATCAAAGCCTTAACCACTGGATTCTGTTCATCAAGAATGATTTTCTTGATTTGAACCTGTGCGTCACCGATCATAATGACGTACATCCCTTCAGCTTCGTCCAATTGTAAATGCTCTCTAACATTAGATGAGACTTTCTCAATAGCCTCATCTTTATTAGCTATACCATCGCTGATTTGTAGATCAGCGAAAGTATCAACGGCCTGGATGAGCTTTTCGAAGTTGTTATAAGTATAACTGAATTTATCTTGATCGAAATGAACATTCCAGAGTATAACTGATTTTTCAGACATTGTGTCGCACTATATCAAAGACGGGTTTGGACCAATACAATTCCATTATGACTCCGTCCTCTAAAACTTGAAACTGATGAATTACACCAGGATGAATGGTGGCACGCTCACCGGAGACAAGATCCACAAAGCGATCAGGATTAATTAAATCATCTTCGTGGAAATGATTGATCCGAATCTTTCCCGAGATTACTATAATCTCATTGTAATCACGTGCATGATGATGCACACTACATTTACCATCGCCATCGCCCTTCACTATAAATCCCTGCCAGACCATCACACCATTGTAAGAACCGAGATATGCCGATTTGCCCCAGTTCTTGACTTGATAATCTAGCGGATCGTTCATAGCACAGCATTCCCAGGAGCGATGTTGTCGTAGAAAAAGTCAACTTTGCTGGTACCAAGAGTGATGATCTCATTAACCCCAATGAAGTTGGGATCGCCATCTGCAAGTCTGCCACTAGCGATGATGTTCTTATTTGGTGACTTTAAATCTATGTACCTCACGCCTCCGATCTGCTCAATCGTCTCTATCAAATTAGAAATATACAATGGTTCTCCAAGATCGAAATTATCCAATGCAAAAAACCCAGTCAAAGCATCATTGACTTTATTTTGGACAATCCGACCATCAACATTCCGATCCAACACGACAATCATCTCAAGATCAATAGCATGGATTATACCATCCTTAATCCGAATCTCATCAGTCACAACATTCAAACTAGACAACGAACTGACGAGAGCTTCTTTCAATTGGACGGTTGCCGAAATCGGTAAACCATCATTACCAGCAGCAAGGACATAAAGATCAACGATGTTCTTGTTGGGAGAAGTCTCCAAAATCACAGCAGACTTACCAATCTCACCATAAACCGGATGACTGAAGCTATTGGCGAAATGAGCATAATCATTTGCTGTCACCACAACAGAATGTAAAGCATATGTGCTAGGGGCTCTCCGTTTAGCGTCCGCGACACTTTCGCGGTTCGTACCCCCGACGCTAGGTGAAATGTTCCTAAAGTTCACGGAGAACGATCTCCCGTCCAGACGGATAGTACGGGGCTGATCGATAGCACCAGCTGCTATCCGTCCAACTGTCCCGCCACCGGTCCGATACCTGATAACGATCTCAGAACCCGAAATTGGTGCTTTGCCGTTGAAATCATCTCCGAAAATGAAACGAGCAACGGGTTGGCCTTCAATAGTGGTAAAGAATTGAATCTCGACGACCTCATCTTGCGGGCCATAAATCTGAATCGGTTCTTGAATTACCCGCCAATTTCTAGTGACACCACCATAAGTGACCTCAACATAAATTGGATCAGGCAGGATGCTATCGTCAAATAGATCGTATCGCTGGTTAGGCCCGCCTAGAGCGACCTCATTGAATTCAGCGACAAATTGACCTTGCACGCCCCAGGCCACAACACCACGCTTACCGGCTGGGATGACAATATTACTGGTCCAATCACCCGGTCCCTTATAAACTTCGTAGAACAGCTCAGATCCATCTGGTCCAATGGTAGAAACCAATGATCCAGGCGGAATTAGTACATCAGTGAATACTGGACGGTCGACCGTGACTTCCATTTCGACTGTGGCGGGAGTTTGACGACGAATCCGTTGACCAATCAATTGCAAGTGATTTTCAACGGCCTCTTCAGTCACAGCTGTTGGTAAGAATGCCTCATTAGCCATTAAATCAGTACGTAGTGACAATTTGTCAGTCAACGCAGCTATGATATCCATCAATATGACGAAACCATTGCTGGCTACGAAATCATTGAAGTCATCTGGGTAGTAGGTCCGGACGTACTCGATAAGGGATTGCCGAGCGGTGTCGTAGTCTAATGCTGAAAAGTCTAGTTGTCTCAGATTAGAAGAGGGCAACTCAACAGCGAAACTTCGTGGTTCAGTTGGGATGTTGATTTCTGTTGTCATCTTAATTCCTAGCCAATACTTGGATCAGTCGTTTGATCTCAATGTTGCGATCGGGATCTTCGATCAAGGACACGACCAGATTGATTTCTAATTGAGAAGTGTCCGGAAACGGTAGCAATTCGAGCTTCTTTATGATTAAGCGTGGATCGTTCGCAATGATTTGCGTTGCGATCTCTTGTTCGAGTAAGGACAGGTTCTTGTTATTCAGCTTCTCGAACGTAAAATTTCGAAGATTAACACCAAATCCTGGCCTGAAAGGCAGCTCACCCGGCAGAATCAAAAGATTCTGTAGTACATCATTAGCAATCAATCGATCATCCGATTGCTGGCTCATAATGCCCTGTGGCCCACCAACAAATGGTGGATTGTATCCGATATAACGTGCGGTCATGAGATCACCTTAGACAAACGACGAACTGAATCAGCTAATTGTGAACGCTGAACGTCCAAGGCTAAAATCTCATCACGCAAAGTGTCGATCAAACTCTCATTTGCAGCAATCTGAGATTCAAGATCGGTTATAGTGTCCAAGAGTTCTTGGTCATTAACTAGGATCTTTAAAGCTTCTTGCGTAGCTTGCAAACTCGAAATGGCAGCATTAGTGGAACGTTCTGTGTTCTCGATCTGAACTTGCTTAATACTAGATTCTTGAGAT